AAGAAGACCAAGATTGCCAACTACTACGTCCAGTGCTCCGGCCTGGACGCGGGCCGTCAGGTGACGGCCGCTGATCACTACACCACGTATGGTCAGGTCATCTACTCGATCGAAGCGGACTTCGAGAAGAAGCGCCCGCACATCCGGGTCGAGAACCCGATGGGTACCTATATCGAACGGGACATGTTCGGCCGGGTGAAGTCCCATACCAAGGTGTGGGTAGAGCAGGCAATCCATCTGGTCAACAAGTTCCCCCAGCTCCTCAGAGTTCTTCAGTCCAACAATGACCGCCAGTCGGGCGGTCAGGGATGGGCGGAGCGTAAGATCGAAGTAGTCAAGTACTGCGATGCGGATCAGATCGTCATGTATCTTCCGCAGCACGGTGAGCAGGTTGTCAGCTCGATGGAGAATCCATTGGGCAAGGTCTACATCTCCGTAGGCTACCGCCCCAGCTATGACCGTGAGATCCGTGGTGCATTCGATGACGCCATCTGGGTGCAGCTTGCCAAGGCGCGCATGGCACTCCTCGGGCTGGAGGCTACCGAGAAGACTGTACGGGCACCGCTCGCAGTTCCTCGGGATGTGCAGAAGATGACGTTCGGGGATGACGCAGTCATCCGTACTGACAATCCTGACAAGATCAGGCGAGTCGGTATCGACGTTCCTTCTGCTGCTTTCCAGGAAGGGCAGATGCTTGAGCAGGAGCTGCGCGTGGGAACGCGCACTCCTGAAGCCCGGAGCGGCAATATGGATGCCAGCATCATTACTGGCCTTGGCGTCCAGGCTCTGATGGGTGGCTTCAACACTGTCATCTCCACAGGGCAGACAGTCCTCTCCGAGGCTCTGTCGACTGCCATCGAACTCTGCTTCGAGATGGACGAGAAACTGTGGCCCAAGGAGAAGAAGACAGTCCGTGGAACAGTACAGGGCACTCCCTTTGAAGAGACCTACGTTCCTGCGAAGGACATTGACGGAGACTACACGGTCGATGTCACGTATGGCTTTGCGGCTGGGCAGGATCCCGCGAGAGCTATTGTTGGGCTCTTGCAGCTACGCGGTGACCAGCTCATCTCAAGGGACTTCTTTCAGCGTCAGCTCCCTATGTCCATCGACGTGCAGCAGATGCAGGTTCAGATCGACAACGAGCAGATGGTTGATGCGATCAAGCAGGGAATGATGGGCTACGCACAGGCCATCCCTCAGATGGCCTTGCAGGGTCAGGATCCTGTTGAAGCCCTGAAGCGACTGGCTGACATGATCAAGCTCAGGGAGAAGGGCGACTCCATTCAGGATGCAGTCCTGAAGGTCTTCACTCCCAAGGAGGCGCCTGCGGGCGCTCCGCAGAATCCCATGGAAGCTCTGCTTGCCGGAGCCGGTGGGGGCGCTCCAGCGGGCGCACAGCCCAATGCAAGCCCCTCCGGACAACCGGGGGCGCCACAGGGTATGGACTTGCAGAGCATGCTAGCTGGTCTGACCAGCGGCGGTGAGGCAACCATGTCCACACGTACCCAACGGCAATCACCTATCTAGGAGGATCAATGAGTGAAGCAGGATGGTTCGCGGGAGACCACGGTCCCGAGGGTGTCTGGCGTAGCGAGAAGGGCTCTATGCTCGCTCCCCACATTCAGATGCCGATGACGTCCGAGGCCATGGGTGACAGCCGTCACCAGACCGACAACGTCAACCAGCTCTGGAACACGACTGTCATCGTCTCTACGCCGATGACCGGTGGTGGCGGCGCTACCAAGCAGACGCCCCTTGAGGGACACAAGTAATCATGGAAGAAGAAGGGATCACCACGGAGTCATACATCAATCCCCGGCTGCACGATAGGTGGTCCCTTCTGACTCTAGGCGTCTCCTTTGTGGGAGACGTCGTGCAGATCACTGCTGACTACCTTGCCTCCGCCGCAATGATGGCAGCTCAGCATTCAACCCAGAAGCAGTACGACAAGAAGTTCAGGGAGGTTACCCGTGGCTACTCCAGTTAGCGGACCGGGCCAGTTCAGTCAGAGGACTGACAAGGCTGTAGGCAATGCCAACAGTAGTCTCCCCAACGCTGCGTATGGTGAGAACAAGGACTACCAGGAGCAGAAGGCCGGAGCCCCCATGGCTGCCAGCCCTGGAGTCCCACAGGACTTGGGAGCCCTTATGGGCTCCATGCGCCCCGATTCGATCGGACTGGATGCAGAGTCGCAGCAGCCGGATATCCCGGTTACTGACGGAGCTGCAATGGGTGCAGGAGCTGGGCCGGAAGTGCTCGGCCCTCAGCCCGAAGACCCTTCGGCATCCAGGAACGAATCGTGGCTGATGGCTGCTCTGTACATGGCAGACCAGCCGAACTCAAGTGATGCGGCAAGGAACCTTGTGCGCAAACTGAAAGCAGACACAGGAATGTAGGAGGCACAGCATGGCGCGTTGGTGGGACACAGAAATGGCGAGTGCCGGTCAGGCTCTTGCTTCAGACCCGTCGATGGGCTTTGACGTTGCGACTACTCCTGACCAGGTTTTCAATGGTCAGGTTCCTGGCCAGCTCAAGTATGAGGCCAAGTACACTCAGGGCCAGTACGAGGACGACAAGGAAGATGTCCAGCAGAAGCGATCCGGATTCCTGGGTGCCATCCTGAACTTTACCGACAAGGCTGACGATGTAGCCAACTCGGTGACTGGTGGCATGTGGGACAAGGTGCAGGACAACATCCTTGCCCCTGTGGGCAAGGCTGTCTGGTATCCGGTTGACAAGCTTGCTACCGGAGCCCACTGGCTGTACTCGAATGTCGTCAGCCGACCGCTGTCCATGATCCTTCAGATGGATGCCCAGGCTGCACTTGATGCAGATCCCAGCATCATGTTTTCGGGCAAGGCTTGGTCGGATGCCTGGGATCAGGCAGAGAACATCTCGCCTGGTCAGGTTGTTACCAACGCAGCACTGACCGGCATTGCCCGTGGAGACATTGGCCCCGTCGCTCCCTTCATGAGTGACGACGTTGAGAAGCTTCAGAACATCATCAAGGAATCCCAGGTCGGCAAGGATGCACGCGAGCGGAACACCGCTCGCTTGATCCAGGACACCGACTACTGGCGGGACAAGGCAGGATGGACATACACCGCTGGCTCCGGAACTCTCGACTTCATGTCGGTGATGTTCCTGGATCCCAGCACCTACCTGACTGCTGGCGTCAGCTCTGCCGTCAAGGGCGTCCGCTCTATCAAGTACATCGAACAGGGTGGAGAGCTTGTCCGTGATCAAGGCAAGGTCGTGCGGGGCGCCAAGGCCCTCGTAGGCAAGAAGCCTCAGACGGTCGAAGAGGTCGCTAGCGGCAAGAAGATGAATGAGTTCTTCGACTGGGTCACCAGCGAAGGCGCTAACGGCGCCGCTCGCAAGACTGAAGCGGAGATCGCATCGCATCCCATCTTCGGTCGTGGACGTCGGGCTGCTGTTGCCAAGAACCAGCTTGCATCCCTGATGTCCAGGGCTTCTCGTGATGACCTGCCCCTGATCTACCGATACTCCGTCGGCGACCAGAGGGCCGCCGCTGAACTGATGGCCAAGGGCTCGAACAGCCTGGACGACATCGGTCGCGTCATGGACAACCGGAAGCTCGTTGGATCGGTGAACTTTGAGCCTGCACTGCTTGCCTACTTCGCAGAGAAGGAAGGCGCCAAGGTAGCAGCAGGAGCCGAGCTGAAGCCGCCTCTGGTTCTCAGCCCCGAGGCTACTGGTCTTCACGAGCAAGCCGCCAAGGCTGTACTTGAGGCCAGCCCGAAGATGAAGATCAATGCCGCTGGCACTGTCTCCAAGTCCTTCATCAAGCAGGCGAACACATGGAAGGCTTCTCAGGTTGATATGGTCAACCAGGAGCTTGCCAGGGCTGAGGGCATCGGCACGATGCTCCGGTCCGCTCTCGCTGAGAACCTTGGAGCTGAAGACTTCAGCACCGCAGTCAAGGGCGCTCACCTCTTCGGCTCGCTGCCCCAGGCTTACCGCATGGGCAATGGGGCTTTCCGTTCCACGACCAAGGCGGCTGAGAAGAAGTTCGCCAACAAGATGGCAGACCGTAGGGGAGTCTTCAGTACTGAAGGTCTGCGCAGGGGATTCCTTGGGACTCCAGTCCGGATGCTTCAGGCATTCGGTGACAGGACTCCGGTCGGTCGCATCAATCACAATGACGCCGACGCGGGAGACCGCGTCTACGAGATGCTTCGAGAGGTTCCCGCGCTGGGGGCCGATCAGCGCTCCAGCCTACTGAACAAGTACCTCACGGCGGGCGACAAGACTGCGAAGTCCAGGGCCCTCGATGAGATCCACGGTGAAGTCATGAACCACATGGCTCAGCGTGTGCATGGTCTCGACCCCGAGATTGCCAACATCTTCCAGGGCATGACCAAGGTCGGCATTGCCGACACCGTCAACAAGCTGGCCGGTAAGACTGTCGGGTCCAGTAAGTTCGGTACCAAGCAGGCGTTCTCCTCCGCCATGGATGAGGGTGCCGCCAAGACTGTTGACCACATCGAGGACGGCGTAGGCTGGAGCGTCAGCCCACTGGCCAAGACTCAGCTTTCCCAGACTGACAGCCTTCTCCCGATCAAGGAGATCAACCGGGTTCTGGCAAGGAACTCCGGAGGCATGAAGACCCTTCGCCGCATGGGTGGCTCTGCTGCCGATGTGACTCGAATGTTCGCAGACAATGCGAACACCATCTGGAAGGCGTCTACTCTCCTCCGCCCTGCCTACACGGCCCGAATGGTTTCCGAGGAGCTGGCCGCTGCTGCTATCAAGTTCGGCTTCCTGTCGCACATCATGGCTAGCGGCACCAAGGGCAGTACGAACTTTGTACTAAACCGAGGCCAGTGGCTCAATGCAGAACTTGGGAACGTTAGCGGTCGGGTGGCTGAGAAGCTTGGAGCTGAGAAGGTTGCCGCCAAGATAGGCGGCTCCTACACTCCTTCCACGGGGGCGGGTGTTGACTCCAGGCTTGCAGTTGTGAACCTGGGCGATGATGAGGTCATCGCTTCTGCTAAGGCTCGTCGTGCTGCACTTGAGAAGGAGATCGCAGCTGCCCAGGCCAAGCCCAAGAACCCTGCCAGGATCGCTGAGATCCAGACGGCAATCAAGGGAACCAAGAAGCGCAAGGAGATCGATGCGCTCAGGGCAGAACTGAAGACCATTCACAGTCAGCCCGAAGTTGATTCTCTCAAGGCTCAGCTCGCTGCCGTCAAGACTACTCGCATCCGGGTGAACAAGGCGCTGCCCGTCATTGATGCTCGCATCAAGATGGAGCGTGAAGCTCAGGGCAAGCTTCAGCAGGAGCTGGCCCGATTTGAGAAGAAGCGCAAGAGCATCTTGGACAACAACGCTGGCAAGCCTATGAGCAATCGTTCCGCGATTGCTCTTGAGCAGCACCAGCAGAAGATCGAGGATCTGGCCAGTCGCATTGATGACCATGGTCAGGTGATTAATGAGTTCGCTCAGTACTCGAACTACGTACTGAACCGGGCTGTCGAATCGACTGGCCGTCGCATCGGTGAGAAGTCCTACCAGTACCGTGGGATGACTGTTCCGCAGGCATTCTCCAAGGAGTGGACCAACCCGATCAGCCGCTCCCAGTTCGATGCAGAAGGAGACGTTGCGGCGTCTGCCATCTACGCACGCGCTGAAGCTGTGGACAAGGAGCGGCTTATCCGCTCCGGCTCCTGGGACTACATCACTCCCGATCAGCCGCAGCACATGGCTGAATGGCTCAATGCCCTCAACCGTCAGTTCGCTCAGGATGAAGGTTTCC